CCTGACGTTCCAGAGCCTCCTGCTTCTGGGATGACAGAAGAACCGCGAGCGCCACGCGAGTAACGCGCCATGCTTTCTCGCATCTTGCTTTCGGGGATGATGTACTCGCCTTGGCCACCCTCGCCAACCAAAGTTGCAGTTGGGCCAGAAACATAACTTCCCGCTGCGTTGAGCCTTAAGGGAGTTGAAGCAGCAGCATCCGCCAAGCTGCTTGTGCTGGGCAGCACCGAATCCAACGTTGAATTAGGCACACCTGCAAAACTGCCTTGAGCCGCCGATCCAGCAGCTGATCCAAAGAAATTAAGCGCAATGCCTAGTACCTTCATTTTAATTGCATTAGCAATCATTTGCGCTGCCATGTCCGCAAAGTGATCTGCAGTGCGGCTAAATAAATTTGCCAGCGCCTCTTGAGCAGACATGCTGCCAGTGATCAACCCTTTAAACGACTCGCTAAACGCATTGCCAATAGCATTAGCAGCTGCAATAACTTGATTTGCAGGGTCAACAAGATCATTGAGAACGCCTTGAATGCGTCTCATTTCTGCTTCAATGTTTTCCGCAGGAGTTTTTTTGCCTTTAACTTCGCCCTTAGCAGTACGACCTTTTTCTTCAATTTTATTACGCCGCCTTAGTGCATCGTTAAGCGCATCAACGGCAGCAGCGTGAGCCTTGGTATTTTCCGTTTCAGCAACCTTAATCCGCAGATTTGCGATTAAAATTTCGTTGCTTTCGAGCTGCTTCTCTACCAGTCGATCAATTTCTTTTTTCTGTTTCTGAGCTTCAATCACCTGCTTAGCAGCAGCAGGCGTAGAGCCATTCATAATTAGATCGCCGTATTCTTTTTCAAATGCGTTGCGATCTCTTATTGCGTCTAATTTTCTCTGCAACGGCTCCAACAGCCTTTCACCGGCTTTGTTTTGACGCTCAATAAGAGCAGTAGCCTCTCGTTCAAACCTAAGGTTTTCAAGTTTAATAGCTTTGCTTTCAATAGAGTTGCTTAAAGAAATATCTTCTTGATCCGTTAGACGCTTGCGTTCTGCTGTACCGGTTTCTTGTATTTTTGCAATTTTTGATTCGAGCGCAAGTTTACGTCTAATAATTGACTCCCCTACAGCACTAGTGTCGGCAAATTTTTCCTCAGAAACAATCTGTTTATTAAGGATATTAAGTCGTTTACTTAAATTTATTGTTGGGTCTGTTTTAGGTCCTTTAGAAATTTTAGGAGGGTCTTCTGGGTCAAAAAATTTAACACCTTTAAGTAAAGCGCGAATTTCTTTTAATTTTTCACCAAATCTGCCCAAAGCATCTGTTCTATTTTCTATAAATTGTTCTTCAAGCTCTTCAGCACGTTTTCTGCCAAACTCTGCAGGATTGATAACACCCCCACCAACACCCGCCATACCCGCAGTTATGGCCGCTGCGTTCAACCTATCCATAAAAGTAACTTGTTTCGCTTTTTCGACCGCAATATCATGCTCAGCTTGTAAACGAGACTCAGCAAGAGCTAACTCAACTGTTGAAGCGTCTGTAATTTTTAGCGCATTTAAAAGTCTTCCTGTTTCTGCAACCCCTATGTCATCACGTGCAGCAAAAATTTCTTGTGCAAGAGCTAGCTCTGTATTTGCTGCGGCTAATCGATCAAAAGCAGCTCCGCTACTCCCAAAAATTCTTGTAAGAGCTTTTTTATCTGCAAAATTTTCAAACTCAGAAAACGCACCAACAAGTTCTAGTGCTTCGTCTTTTGTTACGCCAAATTGTTCCGCAAGATTTTTAACGTCTTGAGCAGTTCCTTTAGCTTCTAAACCTAAATCAGCCGCTTTAGCATTGACTCCGGCTAACGCTTTATCAAACTTTTCGGCTTCTTCAACAGCTTGACCTATTGCTGTGCCGACAATGGACAGCGCGAATCCAAACTGCCCCCCAAGAAGACCACCACCAAGACCGCCAAGCGCACCACCGGCTGCCGCTGCTCCTGATTGACCAAACAGCAGAGGAAAACCACCGCCAATAAGCGCACTACTTGCGCCAGTGCCAAACTGTCTTCTTGTTCGCTGATTTGCAGCCTTTCGGTCGGCTTGATTTGCAGCTCGTATTGCTTGACGTACGTCCGCAGCCTGCCGAAAAAACTGATTAAAACTAGCCTGCTTTTTAAGCAGTTGATCCATAGACGCAGCGGCGTTTTTATTTGATTGTGCAAAAACGTCTATAATTTCTCTCGCCTCATTTATTTCCTTACCAAACTGAGTAACTCTTTTTCCAGCAGCACTATAGGGGTTTCTTTTTCCTATATTATTTTGTACTTTATTTAGTTCTTTAAGTTTTGCATTTAGTTGTTTGAGCCGGTCGTCAAATAGTTTTAACTCTCTAACACCTTTGAGAGCAAGGTTAATATCTACGTCGTACTGGGCCACGGGGAAAACACGTAGAGTCTTACGCTTCAGTCTACCGCGCACTCATTGAGCGCGCCCTAGAGCTGGTTTTGGTGTTTTGTATCGCTTTTTCCTGCTGCTCGTTGTGCAGTTCGTAGTAAGCGGCCCAGCCAATTAGCTCTTCTTGGGTTAGGTGCTGAGCAAGCTGGGCGACTGTGGTTCCTAATTCCTTGGCAAGAAAATAGATGAAGTACCAGTCGCTATTAGCTTTTGAGGTCTGCTTTCGCTTCCTCCACCTTGTTCTCCGCTCCGGAAGACAGCATGGCAAGTTGAAGCTCCTGTAGCACGCTGGCGTCTATAGCGTTTTTAAGTTGGGCTCTTTCGCCGTCCTGAAACAAACGTTTGCCGTCTGCATCAAGAGATTTCTCAATCATCATGCCCAACGCAAAATCGTTGGCATCGTCAGACCCTGCCTTTTTTTGGATTGATTCGCGCTCAGCGATAGTAAGGGGGTGCCAATAAACTTCGAGCACCACATCGTCGCCGTCTTTAATTTCGTGTTTATACAGCTGGCTAACGCCGAACTTGTTACGGAGCAGTTCGGTAGCGCGCATAAAGTAGTAGCGTTTGTCTTAATATACTACACAACTGCTGTAAATTGACAAGAAACAATACCGATAAAATGCGAGCGGTCCTCTAGCTCTAACGGCGTTGGGCCAGAAATATCAGATACGCGAGGAGCAACACTAAACGTATCGGTGTAGTCTAAGGCGTTGACTGACGTAAGGCCGTCAATAACTGCTTCGCTTATGGCAGAAAGCACTGACGTACCGGCAGATTTGGGCACATAAACGTTGCACTGGATAACGCCAGAGTAGTAGTCCTGGGCTGCGCCTTGATTTTGAATGGTGGAACGGTTGAAGTTGACTGTCATAAGAATGTATTTTTTGTCTTTGCCGGGGGTGGTGTACTGAACGTTGTCGTAGACCATCAGTACCGTGTTGTCGGCGGCTGCAACCGTGTCAGTAACTGCTTTTTCAAAGGCTGCTCGGGCGTTTACGAGAGTCATGGCTTAGAGCTTGGTATAAGACCCGAACACACTGCTGCTGGATCCAGTTCTGGCAAAAATGCGGCCAGGACGTTTGTCCCCAAAGGTCTGCTGGACCAAATAACGCATTTCACCCTGGATAAAGTTTGCCACCTTTGGAGACTCCAGGGCATACCCCGCATACTCAGCGGTGTTGCCGATATAGACCGTGGGCTGGCGTTTGTAATTAAACTCGGGAACTTCAAAACGGGGCTTAATGCGGTTTTGAGCAGGTTTTTTGCCGGTATGAACCCACTGATTACGAGACGGGTCGCGGCTTTTGTAAATAGAAGACCATGGAGCAAAGTCTTCGCGCTTATCTTGCGCGCGCACTTTTTGAACTGACGCTTTCCAACTTGAAGCGAAAAACCCTGTGTCCACCGGACTGTTTTCTTTTGTGCCTAAACCTTCGACGGTCAGTTGAATCAGAGCGTTGTAATCGGCGTTTATCTGACGTTCCAGGTCAGTGATTATCTGGCCTATGCCTTTTTTCCTAGCCATCAGAACCTCACCTGAATAGTGAAAAAGTATTCCTGGTCGCCTTTGAAGGTGCGGATGTCTGTGATTTGGGCAATGCGGTTAGAGCCCGCGTATTTAAGAGTTATGGTGTCTTCAAACGTGGGCTGGTTGTCTCCGATTAGATCAGGAGTGATGTAGAGCTTGGCTTTGCGTTCTTCGCGGCCTTCCTCTTCTTCAGAGTCAACAAACTCGACCGGAGCGTCAAACGAGTAAGCCGTATCGGTTGTCGTTAGCGTTCCGGTGCTGGTGTTATACGTCGGAGATGCCTTACGGGTGTAAGTAATCGTGTGATCAAAAGATTTACCCAGATCGGCAACAACCGACTTGGCAACACTTTTGAATAAACTGTCTAGCGCTCCAGCCATGTCAACCCCTTACAACGCGGACTTGATACGAACCACTGCCACCCAGACAGTAAGCGCCGAGATAAGACTGAAGCCAAGGATAAACGTCGAATACGTTGTTAACAGTTCCAGTAGCCTGACTAGAAGTGTTGTACTTGACTTCCATTTCTCCGAGCTTGACGGATTCGTATAACCCCGTATCGCCGGTAGTCCCTGTAATCGAGTCCGTGTCATTGGCTAATGCCCGTGCCAGCTCGTAGGTTGCATACTTAATATCGTTCGGAATGCTGCTGCAAACAAGCTCTACACGGTCAACGTGATAATTGTTACGAGGCCAGTTCAACGCTTGGCTCGTATCACAGCGGTCACCGTAAAAATTCAACGTGTCGATCCAGCGGGTAGCTGAAATCAATGCACGGTTTTTGTTGTCGTCAGACTTGTTATCCCATTGCGTGCTGCTTGGAACGGTTTCAAAGTAAGCGTCGGCTTCAGCCAACGTCACATAGCTGTTGGCTGTCTCGCTTTTGAGTGTGGCGTTGATCGTGGCAGCCACGGCTTACCTTCCTACTTTTTTCATTGCCATTTTATGCGCTTCCGTAAAGGTCTTACCAGACCTCATCAAACGACGCATTTCGGCCATGTGTTTTTTGGTGTGATGCTCTGCATGACGCTCCATCGCAGTTTTTTGCCGGTTGGTCAGCTTTTTTGAGGTGCTGTACGCCATGCCAAAAGAAAGTGGCCCCACCTAATGGTAGGGCCGTTTGTCTCGTCAGGGTCAGGACTTGAGTCCGTTATCCAGAGGAGTGTTGACAAAGATCTCAACCATAGGAATGAGGTCAATGTCATAGGTGGCAGACCAGTTGCTGCCGGTACGCAGGTTTGCGTTGGTCGGGTTGTCAGAAGCAGAACCCCACTTGGTGCCCATTACGTGATAGGCGGAGTGGTAATCCACAGACAGCACGTCCTGTTTGGACAGCACGTTGCGATCAGCTTCAATCCGAAGATCCTGCTGCACACCCTCAAGGATGGTGCCGGACTTCATCATGTAGCAACGGAACTCTTGGCGGTTACCAGTGCTAGTCGGGTCATTGGTGTTGACCTGAGAGTCAACGATGACGCGACAACCAGCAAACTCACCGACCTCGCGAGCGCCGATGCCAACACCGCCACCACCCCAAGTCACCGCGCCAGAAGCAGCCAATGCTGAGGTAGAGAAGGTCAGCAGACCAACCTGATACAGGTAGTAAGCAACAGAAGGATGAACGATCAAAAGATCCATCTCTTCACCACGCTCACCTAACAGCGAGCGAGCTTCTGCAACTGTTGCACCAGTCAGATAGTTGGCTTCAGCAGTAGAGCCAGAACCACCCAGTTGCTTCTCAAGGCGGTGACCGTTGAGAGCAGTGTGGAACAGACCAGTCAGCTGCTCAAACAGGCGAACACTGTTGAGTTTGTTAATTGCATCAGCAAGTTGGTTGCGGATGTGAAGCATTGGGTCTTCACCCGCTGCCAAAATTGCAACGTCGTCTACCGCGTAAGCAAATCCACGGTGAACGATGGATGCAATCTGGGTTCCGGTACCAACTTTTTGAGGAGTCAGATAACCAGCGCCACTGGTGCCCCAAGTTGCAGTACCGTCAAAAATTTCTTCGGTTGGTGCAACAGGGTTAAACTCAGGAACCTGAATTCGAGTACCACCTTCACGGGCGTCAAGTAGTGCATTACGCACCACAGCGCCAGACTGAATGAACTGGCTGCGTTCTTTGATTGCCTCAGACACATAGGTGCTGAGATTATTCCTTTTTACGATGTCCGCCAGAAGGACACCGCCGGAATAATTCTGAAATGG